CCGCCCAAGGCTCCGCCGACCGCCCGGAAATTTTCCGACCTAACCAAGTCCCTGCCAGTTCCCGGATCGCTGAATTTTCCCCCTTCCCGCGATCTCCCGAAAATTTCCCGGGAATTTTTTGCTCGAAGGGCCCCTCGTCCACGTCGCCTGCCGAGGGCTCTCGCGCGAGCTCAAAAATCTGCCCCGAGAGAATTTTGGGAATCGAAAGCGGGCCCAAAAATTTCCCGGGAAAAATTGATCACTTTTTGAGCTTTGATATGTAGTAGTACTGGAACTAGATCATGAGACTAACAGAGTCAGAGATTCGTCAGTTAATTCGTGAGGGACTTTTCGGGAGCGATACACCTGATCAGGAAGATGTCAAGCGCAAGATTCGAAAGTCATTGCCCGCGAGTGTGGTTGACAAGATGGAATCAAACATCCAGCGGATCAAGCTAGGAAATCACCTCCGGTTCTATAGATGGTTCAAAGACGAGTTTGGCGCGCTTGCTGATACTCGATTTCAGATTGATCCCAGTCTTCTAGGCACCCTAGCGGGTGGCGTCGCCAAGGACTATGTTCTCATTGGAAAAAAGCCCGATCCCGAGGATGCAGGAGTTGTGAAGGAGCTAATTGATGCCGCAGCAGCGGCACCCGATGTGACAGGAATCAGCTGGTTCATGGGCACTTGCTATCGCGGCATGGTGATGCCCGCTCTGAGATTCATCAAAGGAGTGGATGCGTCAGCATTCGAGGAAAGCAAGGAGGAGCCTGGTTGGTTCTCCGACCCAATTGGTAGATTTCGGGGCGAGACAACCTTATATCCCATGGTATCAAACTACTACGATTTTGCGAAGAGAAAGCAGCAGGACTTCTTCGTCTCATTTAGCACGAAGCGGAGCACTGCACGTAGCTTCACCGAGGAAGATCACGCTTATGGCTTTTGGGCTCGGGCCGCAGCAGAGTCGGGCCGAGAAAACGTTGAGGTCGTGAACCCGTTGTTTGAGTGCCGGCCCCTTAGCGCAGGCGCTGTATTGGATCCTCGTGTTCGGGCTAAGACGATCGACCGAGAGATGAATGAGGGCCTCAATGAGGTTCTTGGCTGTCCTTACATCGACAAGAACATTCAGATTGATCGGATATTCATTCCCTATGAGAGCCTTGAGAAATCGATCGAGAAATTTGGGCGCGGGAAGCTAAAGTCTTACAGGGAAAAGCTCGACGAGAGACGCATTCGAACATACATAGTGGGTGAAGATCTCGTAATTGATCGAAGAGATTTTATAAATAAGTAGGAATATCGAGGAATTCACATGAGAATCACACACAGCCAGCTGAGAAGGATCATCAAGGAGGAGGTCTTTCGAGGGCTTCGTGAGATGTCAATGCATGGTGAAGAAAAATCTTCTGGTGGCGACATTGTTACCATGATCGCTGATGAGCTTAGGTCTGATCTTGAGATGGACCCGGATCTAATGATGTCAGCCCAGATAGCCCTCGAGATGTTCACAGATCCCGATGCTTATGAGGAGCGCTCAAGACAAGAGAGGCGTCAAGCCTCCTTCTTTGTCGATGATTACATTGGATCAAGACTTTCTAACTACGAAATATTCGAAGAATCTGAGATTGCCAAGTATGTTCCCAAGATACTAGGTCATGTTCTAGGTGCTCCTGTCGGGAGTGGGCACAGCCAGGATGAGATCGAGGATCGTGCAAGAGAGTTTGTGAACGATCTAGATGCCTGGGAGCTAGAGAGCGACATCATGAGTGATATGGCGGGAGGCGCTCCTGTCCCGCGGCACCTGGCATCGCGCTGGGGTGACTGGTCTCCTGAAGAGATTCAGGCAGTCATTGATCTTGTTATGGACATGAGTACAGGTCGTAGAAGGCGCATGTAGCTGTTGTTCTCCATGCATAGATCCATGCAGATCCTTCGCCAGCTGATCCGTGAGCAAATCGAGTCGTGGAGCGCGGCGTCCGGCGCGGCGATCGCGTTCTTCTCGCCCTTTCCTGATTACATCGTCTTTGTCGCGTATGATGTCCAGTCTCTGAACGGCGCCCTCTTCGGTGATATTGAGAAGCCCACTGTCTATTCGACCCTGTATCTCTATTCCGATCCTTTTGAGCATTGCAACGGTGCTTTCCAGGTTTCTCGCGCCGACTCAAGTGTGCCTCGTGCTGGCTGGGGCTCTGATGTGCATCTCGCCGCAATTGGTACTTTGGGGACCGTCATGCCTGATCGGCACTCAAACACAGTCGCGAGCACACGAACCTGGTTGTCTCTCATCCGGCGCAATCTGATTGTGGGTGAGCCACTGCCAGATGTGTGCCTGGGCGATGAGATCGACGGGGTTCGTGGATATGAGGAGCCGGCGCTGAACATGTCATATAGCCTCGCTGGTTCTCTTCCTGCACACGTGATGGAGATGCTGGAGCTCGGCCAGGCACATCGAAAAAAGATTGAGGAATCTGAGCTTCTTGAGCTCGCGCAGGATCTTCTGGTTGGTCGCGTGTGACCTGCTTAATGAATCAGAGAATCAAGATATGTAGACCTATCCACATTGGAGAGATTTAAGATGAACAGGCTTACACAAGGAAGGCTTCGTCAGATTATCAAAGAAGAAGTAAATTTTGCATTACGAGAAGTCGAAGATGAGGATCCTCCTCTTGGCGATCTTGTGATCAAACGAGCGGATCTAAATGTCGAATACAATGACGCCGAAACAAGCTCACAAGAGGCAAACATTGAAGTCAATTTTACTTGGATGGACTCACCGGGAGAGGCAGTAGTCTTGATTACTTCTTTTACAGTAAATTCAAGATATGTTGTTGAGAGAATAGCAGAAGAGATCAATTACTCCATTAATTACATGGAAGATACTGAAAATAAAGATTTTGTTAGTGCTCAAGACGTAAAGATGGCAATGGGGAGGAAGCTTGCTCAATTAATGAATGAGATTGAGCAGCTACAGGAAGAATACGAACAGCAAGCTCGTTATTTATAGTCCAGGATGTTATGAAAATGATAGTTTCAAGAACAAATCTCAGAAGAATAATAAAGTCAATCTTGCTCGAAGGAGAAAGCGAAGATTTTTCTTTTAAGTACGGACCTGGAGAATGGCTTGAAAATCTTGACAAGCCATCTGGATTTGATTATTACGGCGATGTTTTTTATAACTGCTCAAATTTTTATGATGATATGTCAAAATATTTTTCAGAAAATTCTTTTTATTCAAAAAAGAGCCAATTTGAAAGTGATTTGAAAAGGCATACTGGAAAAATATTAATGCTTACTGACAATATCAAGCAATATGATTTTACCAGTGATCCAATTACTCTCACATGGAAAGAAGACGATTCAAGGAGATTTAAAAAGCACCCAAGCCATGGAAATGATCGAGGCATCTGGGTTTCAACATATTCTACAATTTTTGATAAACGTATTGAAATTTATCAAATAAAGGGATTCAACAAGATAAAAGAATTTCCTGATGATGCTTATGATTATGAAATAGAAATGAATAGAATTGATAAACCTGGATCAATTATAAAGATGAGATTAGACATTATTCTAGATAGAATCTTAAATGTTAGAAGCCTTCAGGTAAAGTTGGAAGGTGTTGGTCACCAAACGATAAACAAGACAGGACCTTTTTATGAAAAAATTATCTCTATGAATCCGGAGATAGCAAAAGATCCACGTGGTCCGCTTGCATACCCGTCAAATATTGCTCTTCACGCCCTAGTTATGACTTCCATTCCAGGTTCGAGTCTCTTTGAAATTATCAGGGGTTTATGAATATTTCAATAGGCAATAAATAGCTTGACAATTTGTCCTGCTACAGAGTTTGCCTCGTCCTCAAAAAATCCTCCTACATCTTTGATGCTTGTACGACCGTAAAATTCATGCTTTCCTTGTCGCATATGGACCATCTCGTGTGCAATTGATCTGCATATATCGTGAGGATGTCGACCGCACGTGAATATTACAAGTTCGTTTGTGCTTGGGTTGAAATATGCGGTTGTTTTTATTCCGTGTTTTTCCTTGTCTCCAGTTAGCAAGACTGAGTAGTCTAGGTCTCCTATTCCAAGGTGGTCGACCGCGAAGAGACAAAATTGACAAATAAGCGCAATTGAGTCTGAGTCTTGCCCACAGCTTTTTTCTACAATTACTTTTCTCATTTTTTATCCATCCTGACGCCAGGGCCCAAAATAGAATCTGGGTGGCAAATATTACTATTATTTCTAAATATGTAGCTATGGAACTAATCATCATCACGTTGTATTATTCTACTGAGCCAGGGAGCAAGTTTGTCAATCTTTCGCGAACATAAAACTTCTGCCGATCGATCTGCTTCAGATCGTTCTCGACATAAGAAAAAGATTGAAAAGGCTATCCGAGATGGAATATCCGACATTATCTCTGAGGAATCCATCATTGGCCAAGACGGAAAGAAGAGAATTAAAATTCCAGTTCGAGGCATTAAGGAATGGCAATTTGTCTATGGCGAAAATGTCGGACAAAAAAAGATAGGCTCTGCACCGGGTCAGGATATTGAGCAAGGTCAGGTTGTTAGAAAAGGACAGCAGCAAGGTCAAGGCGGCGGAAACAAAGCAGGAAAGGACAAGGGAGAAGAAGCCTATGAGGTTGAAATCTCTCTTGAAGAGCTTGCTGAATATCTTTTTGATTCTCTAAATCTTCCTGATCTTGACAAGAAGAAGCTCAAGACAATTATGCAGGAAAAGCCAAAGCGACACGGAACTCGGACAAATGGTATTCCTCCTCGTCTCGACAAAAAGCTTTCTGCAATTGAAAGAATTAAAAGAAAGGTTGCTGCAAAGAAAGCAGGTGAAATAGAAATTGACCCACAGACCGGAGAAGAGCTTTTTCCATTTCACGAAAATGATCTAAGGTATCATCACATTAAGACAAAGCCAAAAGAGGCATCAAGCGCGGTTGTCTTCTTTATGATGGATGTCTCCGGTTCAATGACAAAGGAAGTAAAGTATATTGCACGTTCATTCTTCTTTGTTCTTTATCATTTTTTAAGATACAAATATGATAATCTAGAAATAGTCTTTATTTCACACACTACAGAAGCCCAAGAAGTTGATGAGGATTCATTTTTTAAGCGGATTGAGTCCGGAGGAACTTACATAAGTTCAGCACCTGTAATGGCAAGAGAAATTGCAATGAAGAGGTTTCACCCTTCTTCCTGGAACATTTATGCATTTCATTGTACTGATGGTGACAACTGGCCTGAAGACAACTTGAAGGCCAAGAAAGCTTTTATTGAGCTATCTGATATCTCTCAGATGGTTGGATATTGTGAGATTCTTACTGGTGCAAGATCTGCAGATAACTGGAACGAAGATATAGAAAGAACAATGTGGGGAACACTTGTCCCTATACAAAGCAATAAGTTTAAGATGAATGTGATAAAGAACTCTCAAGATATCTGGCCTGTCTTTAAGAAGCTATTTGGAGGAGTCGAAAATGTCTAATTGGACTCTGGAAGAGCTTGCTGATTGGGATAAGAGAATTTGTGATATCTCTCGTGCAAATGGTCTGAATTGGTACGAGATTGCATATGAGACATGTGATTACTTTGAGATGATAGGAAACATGTCATATCATGGCATGCCTTCTCATTTTTCTCATTGGTCTTATGGCAAGTCTTTTGAAAGAACTCACCACATGTACAATGCTGGCGCAGAAGGATTGCCATATGAACTGATAATCAACTCAAATCCATCAATTGCCTATCTAATGCTTGAGAATCCTTTATATCTTCAGATATTGATCATGGCACATTGTGTAGGTCATTCTGATTTCTTTAAAATGAATAGAACTTTTAAAGATACAGATGCTGATAATGTAACTGTAAGATTTAGAAGTGCTCGTTCTAGAATTCAATCATACATTGAGGATCCTTCTATTGGAATAGAGAGAGTTGAGAAGCTTATTGACGCTTGTCATAGCATTCAGTACCAGGTTGACAGAAGAGGGAGATTCAGAAAAGAAGAGAGAGATCTAGTTGAATCTTTCTGGAAGAACGATAAGAATACAAAAAAACTTAAGGATAATGAGTCACCTAAGCATCCTATAGCACCTGAGTATGATCTTCTTCTATTTCTTCAGGAAAATTGTAAAGACCTTAAGCCTTGGCAGAAAGATATAATAGAGATCATTAGGGGAGAGTCGCTCTACTTCATGCCACAAATTAGAACAAAGGTAATGAATGAAGGATGGGCGAGTTTTTGGCACTATAGAACACTAAATCAGCTCGACTTACCTGATAGTATGCATATTCCATTTTTAAGAATTCATAACTTAGTCCTCAGGCCCTGGGGCGGATCTATCAATCCTTATCATCTTGGATTTGAGCTCTTCAAGAAAATTGAGGAAGAAAGAGGAATTGAGGAATGTTTCATAGCAAGAGAGGTCCACAATGATGAGTCTTTTATTATGCAATATCTGGATCGAGACATTTGTGAGAAACTTAATCTCTTTACTTACTCAGCAAAGCAGAGAAATGGAGATTGGACAATTGATGATCTGTCTGATGAAGACGGATGGAAGGTCTGTCGCCAGACCCTTATAAACAGCGTCGGTGGAAATAGTATTCCCATCATCTATGTTGATGAAGTAAAAAAGGACACACTAGTCCTTGTCCATGAACATGACGGAAGGGATCTTGAGCTTGATTATGCAGATAACTGTGTAAAAAATATCAGTGAGATCTGGGGTGGTCCAGTTAAGCTGGTAACTGAAATCGAGGACGAATACTTTGAAATCTGAGAGGTCTAAGATGGATTTTCTAAAGATCATTAAGCAGCAGAGAAACGAGAGTCAAAAAGAGGCGTGGTCTGGCACACTTGTTGAATATCTTGAGATTCTTCAGAAGAATCCAGACGTTGCAAAACTTGCAGCAAGTAGACTATTTGATTCAATTGCATCATATGGCGTTGAATCTATGGAAGAGTCAGATCCTCGTTGTAAGAAGCTTTTTGACGGAGATAAGCTGAAGACTTACAAGTACTTCAAGGACGACTTCTACGGTCACGAGAGAGTGATCGCAAAGCTCATGAGATTCCTGAAGTCTGCTTCTCTCAAGGGCGAGGAGAGCCGCCAGGTCCTCCTCCTCATGGGCCCCGTAGGCTCAGGTAAGTCGGCACTTGCCGATGCCGTGAAGAAGGCTCTTGAGAAGGCTGCTGATCCTGTCTATCATCTTGAAGGATGTCCTATCCGTGAAGAGCCCCTTCACCTCCTCCCGCGTTCGCTCCGCGACCAGTTTGAAAAGCTCCTCGGCGTCCACATCGAAGGAGACCTCTGTCCGGTCTGTCGTTACCGACTAATGAACGAGTTTGGTGGAGAGTATGAGAAATTCCCTGTTGTCCGCAGTGGTTTCTCGCAGCGTGGACGGCGTGGTATCGCAGTGGTCCCTCCGATGGATGCCAACTCCCAGGACGTCTCAGCTCTCATCGGTTCCGAGGACATCTCGAAGCTAGACAAGTACTCCGAGGACGATCCTCGTGTTCTGAACCTCAACGGTGCTTTCAACGTCGGCAATCGTGGTGTCGTGGAGTTCGTTGAGATCTTCAAGAATGAGATTGAGTTCCTCCACACGATCCTCACTGCCACCCAGGAGAAGCAGGTTCCGACTCCCGGTAAGAACTCGATGCTCTACTTCGACGGTGTCATCATCTCGCACTGTAATGAATCTGAGTGGAACCGCTTCAAGTCCGAGCACACCAACGAGGCCATCCTTGACCGTGTCGTGAAGATCGAGGTCCCATACGTCCTCGAGCTCACGCAGGAAATGAAGATCTACGAGAAGATGCTTCGCAAGTCGGACTTCAAGGCACACCTTGCACCGCACACCATCAAGGTCGCTGCAATGTTCTCGGTCATGAGCCGGCTTAAGCCCTCACAGAAGTGTGATCTCCTCACTAAGATGAAGATCTACGATGGTCAGGAGGTTGTTGAGAAGGGTCGCACCAAGAAAGTTGACATAAAGGATCTTAGAGACGAGTCTAAGCATGAAGGAATGGACGGAATCTCTACGCGTTTCATTACCAAGGCAATTGATTCTACCCTTTCAGATTCTGAAAAGAACTTTATTACTCCAATGCGAGTAGTGGATTCTCTTATCAAGCAGGTGAAGGAGCAAGTAGTCGACGAGGAGAAGAAGAAGCACTATCTTGAGATTCTCCAGAAGACCATCCGAGAGGAGTACTTAAAGATCCTCGAAGGTGAGATTGCCAAGGCTTTTGTTACCGCCTATGAAGAGCAGGCCCAGAGTCTATTCGACAACTACCTTGATAATGCAGAATCTTTCACTACAAAGCAGAAGCTGAAAGATCGAATGACCTCCGAGGAGAGGGAGCCTGATGAGAAGTTCATGAAGGCAATTGAAGAACAGATTGGAATTGTTGGATCTTCCCGAGACGGATTCCGAGCAGATGTTACAGCGTATATGTTTGCCAAAGTTCGACGTGGTCAAAAAGTTGATTACAAGTCCTATGAGCCGCTCAAGGAAGCAATTGAGAGCTACCTCATTGCAACAGTCAAGGATCTTGCGAGGATTGTTACAAAGTCCAAGAGTCGAGATAACGAGCAACAGAAGAAATACTCAGAGATGGTTGAGACAATGGTAAAAGATTATGGGTATACTCCTGATTCTGCAGAGGAGATTATTACATTTGCTGCCAACAATCTCTGGAGAGATTCATAATCTTGAATATTCCAAAATTTTGATAATTTCAATTTTTCTTAAGTATTGTTTTGTTGGCTCCTTTATGAGAGAAAATGTATTCCTCGCTTGTAGATGAAAAAGATCTCATATCCTTGACCAGGATTGCGTGTGATGATATTGAAAAAATATCAAAGTGTGAAAACACAATATCTCCTTCTGGATATCATAGCGATCCTGTTCAAACACTTGTCATGAGAAGAGGAGCCAACAAAGACTACATTATCACGCCGATTATTGAAGCATCAGCAATTCAAGCTGAGATAAAGGCAGCAGGAGCAGGAGAGACATTTTTAAGAATATTTCCTGCTGGAATAAAAGATGATATTTCAAAGAGATCAATCGGGCTTAGATCTGATGATGAGTGGAATCAGATTTTAAAGAATATTGAAATTTCATCCATACCATGCAGAAAATCAGACATTGAAGTAATCTTCAAGTCAGGGGGAGACGTATACAGAAGAATTACTAGAGAATCTTTTGATCTACTAAGATGTGAAGATTCAATTTCTGTGAAGAAGAGCCCTTCTCAAAAGACAGAAATAAAGAGAGAGTCAGGCTACATTTTTGAAGGATTATCTGTAGATCATAGATTTCTATCTAGAGGGACTTGGGACAGAAAAAATGTGAAAGTTGCGCTTCTTGATGGAGTTATTGAGAATGTCTCAGAGATTCACAGATTTATAGAAGAAGCTGCAAATAAAAAAACCCCTTGCGTTATTTTTTCTATTGATGCTCTTCCAGATGTAAGTGAGACACTTATCAAGAATTTTGAACTAAGAAATCTTGATGTAATCTTAGTAAAGATACCTGTTACTCATGATCACATTAACACACTTGTTGATCTTGGAATAGTTTTCGAAGAGCAACCTGTTGCTGCGTCTACAGGAGATTCAATTTCAATTGGAATTTCTAGACAAAAATGTTTTGCTGATAGAATTACAATAACTAGAGGGAAAGTTCTGATTGAAAAAGAAGACAGCAAGCGATCAGTTGAGTCTCACGTAAGAGATCTGAGAAAGAGGATAGAGGAGAACATTGAAACATCAATAATTCTTGAGCCAAGAGTTTCAAGACTAAGCAATTCTACAGTAAGAATATTTGTAGGGATAGATGACCAAAAGAGAGATCCAAACATAGTTGAAAAGCTAGATAGAACTTTTCGTTCGCTTCCAAAAATACTGAGATCAGGATTTATTGAAAAAAATGATTTCCAAGAGTTTTCAAGTGAAAAGATAGATCTATTATTTGGTGTGAACCATGAGATATCTGCAGAAATGGCTGCACAATCTATTAAGATATTTCTTTCCGCCAGGGAAGCGATTAAGTCAGCAGCAGCTGGAATCAGAAAAATTTAATATAAAAGAGGCAAAAAAGAGAATGTCAAAATCAACAAGACTTAGAACAGATTTTAGACTCGCTGTTGATCACATTCGAGATCGAGTAATCTCGAATGTTGTCGAAGCAAAGCGTCAAGGAATGTACAGCTTTAGCGACAGAGATGCAGAAGCACTTGTCCGAGTCATCGAGTCAGCCTTTGAGCAAGGATTTATTTCTGCATCATCACAGATTGAGAAGTCAATTAACGAGTCAACGAGGTAAAAATGTCAACGGAGGGCTTTAAGCACCTCATACAGTGTCACTGTGTTCTACCGCAATTTAGAAATACTAATCCCACTATTTTTCATAAATTTGTAGTTTTTAGTATTTCAGAGGACGATCAAGTTAAAGAGAAGATAGTTCAGTGCAACAATTGCGGAGTATTACACAAGGTAGAAGACTATTGCAAGTCTGAGATACTATTTGGAAAAGAAAATATCGGAAGCATTAGAACAATTGAAGATATTGAGCTGGGCTTGCCTGAAAGGCTTGCAGCCTACCTTAAGACACAAAACATAGATGTTGCCACGTGGGAACAAGTTGAATGGCTTATTGAGAATGAAGAAGAATCAGAAATTACAATAAGAAGAGATGAACAGTCTGGTCGAACAAATCTTAAAATATTAATCATCAAAAAAGATGGAACTTTTAGGACTCGAAACGAAATCATTAATGACGTAACGGAGCCATAATGGATTTTGGAAGATCAAAAGTTCATAAAGTTACAGAAAAGCTTCACCAGTGCAGAGACATAGTCAGAGAGATTGAAAATTTTGGAGTCGATGAACTCCAGAGAAAGCAAATAATTTATCTTCTTAGTCTGGGTCTGGAAGATAGAATTGCGCTAGAGGATATTTCTTCTGTTGCCAAGAAGTACATTGGAAATCCACTAGAAGAAGCAGAAAAGACACAATTGGAGGTATGATGAGTCTAGTCAACAAGTGGGAAGAGCTTAAGGTTCTAGTTGAGAGCGTAGAGCTTGATGTCAAGAAAAATGCAAATGGAAATAAGTCTGCAGGAGTTAGGGCTCGTCGAGGGCTACGGCTAATCAAGCAGACTGCAGGAGAGCTTGTTAAGCTTTCTAAGGGAACTGACCCCGAAGAGTAGAAAAAACAAAAAATTGAAAAGGCCGCTTGCGCGGCCTTTCTTTTTATCTAATGAAGTCTGAAATTTTTTGAATTATTCTTTTTTCCATTTGACATATTCTCATTCTTGTTACACCCATTATGTCTCCAATCTCCTGTAAGGACATTGGTCCCTTCTTTGATGCAACAATTGTACAATTTTGATTATCCCTGCATTTAATCCACTGTCTGCAGCTTTTGTTTTGACATTCAATTTTGTGAAAGTCATGCATTTCGAAACACTTCATAATTACCTCTAGATAGAATGTAATCATCGGATCTTACTTTTACCATCGGAGACAAATGGGAAATAGATTAAATCAAGAAGAGAGAAGGAAGAGCTTCATTGTTGATACATCAGTTCTTTTGTATGATAAGTGCTCCATTCACTCTTTGCCGGGAAATGATGTAATAATTCCTTTGGTTGTTCTTGACGAACTTGATAGATTTAAAGAAAAGCAAGGATTGCTAGGAGAATCAGCAAGATACATCAACAGATACCTCGACCAGCTTAGGACAAAAGGATCTTTGCATGACGGAGTCGAGATCGAAAATGACCAGACAATAAGGGTCGATATTGACACTCACAATGTTCCTGAGAGCCTAGACGGTGCAACTGGAGATAACAAGATAATAGCCTGTGCTCTTCATCACAAAAACTCAGGATCAAACAAAGTTATTGTCATCACAAAAGACATAAATTTTAGAGTTAAATGTGACTCTCTAGGAATTAAAGCAGAAGATTACTACAAAGACAGGATTGTCAAAGACAAGAGCCAGATGTATTCTGGCCTGGAAGAGATTGAGCTTGAAGACTCTTCTTTGATTGATAGCTTTTATAGAGACAACTTTGTAGATGTCTCAAAGATGAACTTTGATTTAAATGAAAATCAGTTTGTCATACTTAAGTGTGGAAATCAATCTGCAATAGGTGCCTACTATGATGGATCAATTAGACAACCAGTAAACAATATTACCAAAGTAATTGGAATAAGCCCGAGAAACAAAGAGCAGAAATTTGCGCTTGATCTCTTGACCAGAGATGATGTCCAGCTTGTAACAATGACAGGAATTGCAGGATCAGGAAAGACTTTCTTAACCCTGATGGCTGGATTATCAGGATTGCAAGAAAAGAAATACGATAGAATTGTCATCACAAGATCTCTCCAGACAGTTGGTAAAGAGATAGGATTTCTACCGGGAGACATTGATGACAAGATGAGCCCGTGGCTTTCTCCTATATTGGATAATTTTAGACAGGCATTCAAAGATGTCACATACTTTGAAGCCATGAGACAGAAAGGACAAATTGAAATATCACCTCTTGCATTTATTAGAGGCAGAACTTTTAATAATACCTTCTTAATAGTTGATGAAGCACAAAATTCTACTATTCATGAGCTGAAAACTATCATCACGCGAGTAGGAGAAAACTCCAAGATTGTTCTTCTTGGCGATACAGATCAGATCGATACACCGTATCTTGATAGCTTGTCGAATGGATTGACAATTACTATTGAGAAGTTTAAGAAGGAAAGGCTGACAGGTCATATAACTCTTACAAAAGGAGAGAGATCTGCGCTAGCTACCTTGGCATCTCACCTGCTCTAGATATTTAAGAGTAAGGGTGCAAAATTGGCCACAACAATACTCCAAAAGCGTGATCTTAACAGGTTTACCAAGATTTATCCTTATGCCAGATTTCAAAAGAGAGAGATAACAATAGTAGGAGAAGATTTCAAAGTTGAAACAGGCATAATCAATTTTTCTAATGAATCTGGTCCAAAGATCTATAGCTTTTCACAGACTTTTTCTACAGCACCAGCCATTTCAGCTATTTCCGTTCAAACAACGGAAAATTCTAACGTAAATGTATTCGCTAGCACAGTTTCTACGACGTCAGTTACTTTTGAATCCAGCGCACCATTCACTGGACAAGTAACATTTACAGCAATTCAGGCATAAAATGATACAGATAGACACAACTGAGGTTAATTTTTCCAATCAGGAATTTTTAAACCTGAATTTTTCTCAACCATTTATGTCAATTCCTGCTATCTCTGCCATTCCAGTAACAGGAGCAGGATCTCCTTGCAACGTTGAGATATTTGTAAGTAACCTAACAACAACCGGATGCACACTTAATTCTTCATCTCGTTTTACGGGAAAAGTAAGAGTTGTTGCGGTGAGAGGATAAAAAGATGGCAAGAGATTTTCTCGCTTCCCAGATTAGAACAAATCAGATAATAGCATCAAGAAGCTTTTCTTCTCAGCCATCTCTTTTTGTTATATCTGCTTCAAACGCAAACGGTCTAGGTGCAATAACTCCCACTATGGGAGCAGGATCAGACACATTTTTATTTGTATCGGGAAGTAGATCATCTGATGCTTTAGTTGTGCTAGGTGGAAGTGTAAAGATCAGCGGATCTTTAACTGTATTTGACAATGTGACCCTTGGACAGAGTGCAGTTGATGTTATTGATTTTGAAGGAAGAATAGGATCAAATGTTGTTCCTTCTTCGAATAAATCCTACATCCTTGGAAATCCGTCATTTCAGTGGCTTGAAACACATTCAAGCACGGGATCATTTGAGCATCTATCTGTTTCACAAAGAGGCATCTTTCCGTCTCAGCTATCTGGATCAATACAGCGAACATCCGCAGGAATATCATACCTTGTTGCAGGAACTGGTGTTACAATAGCATCAGCTTCTAACGGGCAGATAACAATCAGTTCAGCTGGTGGCGCTGGAACTCCTGGAGGATCTAATACACAAGTTCAATTCAACGACAGTGGAGCCTTTGGAGGAGATGACGGATTAGTCTATGACAAGTCAACAAAAACTCTCATAGTTGGAAACTTACTTGTCACAGGATCAGTTACTGCAATTACTACATCAAATCTAACAGTTTCTGATCCTATCATCTACCTTGCATCTGGGTCTTCTGGGCCAAACGTAAAGTCTGTGATTGCCTTTGCATCAGGATCTCAGGACATAAATAAGTCTTTGATATTTGGATCAATTGGCGCAAATGATATATTTGCATTTGCAAGACAAGATGTTCAAGGAGGTACAATATCGCAGTCTTCCTTGTCGTTTACTGATCTTGCGCCAATAAGAGCTAGCAAACTGGAAATAGGAGGACCTGGTGCTGCATTAACTTCATCTGATGCATCCAGCGTCCTTTTGTTCTCAGATGCAGCTGGATCTATCAAGATTGTTCCAGGATCAATTGGATTAAGTTTAGGAAATAGCCTATCTTCAGTTGCAATCTCAGGATCAAATGTTAGATTTGGAAGTGATTCAAGTGAGTTTGGAGGTGAAATACCTCCAATTCCTGGAAATGACGTCTATCTTTTTGTGTCAGGATCGGGATCATCAAAAAGAGCTCTATTTGGAGGTGACGCAGTCACTTCAGGATCTTTCATAGTAAAAGCATCTGGCGGATCAACAGCAGTAATTGCTAATCCTCTAGGAGTTTTGAGCGCATCATCGAACATTCAAGGCGGGGGAAATCTTCTGATTGCAGGAAATGCAACTGCTAGAGGGGGTCTTCTAACGCTTTCAAACACAGCAGGCGATGCTGCAATAAATCAGGATGGCTCTGGAAATTTCACAATAAGGAACCTCGTTAGCGGTGGTCAATTTTTGGCCAGCGTAAGAACGTCAGGTGGTGTAACATCGAATTTTCTTGATGTAAGACCCAACGGATCGCTAACGGGCTCTGTTATATCAATTTTTCCGTCATCTATCTACGCAGGAGCATCAAATCCATTCTTTTCGACAGACACTACCTTCTTCGTTGCAGGCAAGAGAGGAGCAAAAGATGGAATTAATAGAGGCACCGCGGTATTTGGCGGAGATGCTGTCATATCAGGTTCAGCCTATATTGGGTCTGATGGGACAGATAAACTTGTCATTCTTGCCAACATAGGATCAGATATAATACCTGATTCTAATGTCACCAGAAATCTAGGTTCACCTGTGAGAAGATTCGCGAATGTCTATACAGGAGACCTTCATCTGAAGAATGATAGGGGTGATTACACGCTCATTGAAGAAGAAGAATGTCTAACAATCAGATTCAACAAGACAGGAAAAAGATACAAGTTTGTTCTCGAACCTGCCCCAGAATTTGACTAAAAAACAACGGGCACAGCATATTAACAAGAGCACGATAGATATTCGAAAGAGGTAAAAATGGCTTTAGTTGGAAATATTTCAGGATCAGGTGGAGTTAGTAACACAATCGGCATAACGGGATCTTTGATTATTGCCAATCCCGGAACTGCAGTATTTCCTACATTTCCAGGGTCAGACGTAGCCCTATTTGTTTCGGGAAACATTGCATCAAAGCCTGCAACATCGCCCGATCTTTCTGTTAGAGGAACGACAGTCTTCGGAGGCGATGTTGTAATTAGTGGTACGCTCTTTGGTGGCTCACCACTTTACATTGGTTCATTCCTATCAGCATCTCAGGGTGCAGAGATTGGTGGAACTGTTACATTTACAGGCACTACAGCTCCAAAATTCAATAATGGTCTATCTGGATCACTAACGAATCTTACTGATGGTACGAGCTACCTCATAGCCGGATCAAACATTACCATTGCTACCGGCACAAACGGTGCAGTTACTATTAGCTCCACTGCAGCAGGAGGAGGATCAAACTTCTTCCTTGATACTGCAGGCGCTGGAAAGATCTACACGACAGCTAGCTCTGTTACTTTTCCTTTCGGAGAATTATTAGTTGATGAAGCAGCAGATAAAGGAACAGATGTTGTCTTCTATGTTTCCGGATCTGCATCTGGCACTGCTACCGCTCTATTTTCTGGAAATATTGTCACATCTGGATCAGTTAAGATTGCAGGAAATATAACAGGTGACAATACAGGACCAAGAACAATATTTGGAGATGTTGTTGGAATAACAATTGGAGGGGCTTCCAGCACAATTACTTCTCCAGGAAACTTAACAGTCAATGGAAATTTGACCGTTAATGGAACAACAACCACAATAGACACAACTAACCTTCTTGTTAAAGATCCAGTTATCCTCATGGCCTCGGGCGCAGCGGGTCCCAATAGAAACGGAGGAATAGCAATCTTTTCTGGATCTTCGGATGCAACTGCTCCGGGCGCTAGGACAGAGCTTGTATTTGGTCGAGTTGCGAACGATACATGGGGCGCCGGAAAGTTCAATACAGATAATGGAACATCGACAGATCTTACAGGTATGACGTTGCTTCCTGTAAGGGCTTCAAAGTTTGAAGTTGGAAGCACAAATGCTTATATTACATCTTCAAACGGCAGCGCAGTTTTAATAAATGCTGCGTCATCAAATACCATAGGCTTCAGCTTCGGTGGAATCGGATTTGCAGAGATTCTTGAATCCGGTGTTGATGCAAAATTTGGATCAACGGGGACAAAAAATCTTGTTCTAAGTGGTACCAGCATCTCAATGGTCGCAGGTGCAAACGGAACAACGTTCCAGAGAGACACAAGTGTTATTGGAGCTATAACGGGAGTTACCGCTACAAGCATGACTCTTGCTGCACGTTCAGGTGCAACAGCAACCTCTCTTGTTCTATCTGGATCTGGATTGACGCTGGGCGCAAACTCTACAGTTGTAGACTTCCAGTTTGGAACAGGCGCAGGATCTCTAAGGGGTGTGGCATCTAGTGCCAACGGATTTACTCTTGGATCACAGGCTGGAGTAAATCTAAATCTCAGCGGATCCAATAACCTCTTGATGCGTCACGGTGCAACAGGGGTTGGATTTCAGCAGCATTCTCTGCCATACCTAACGATAAATTCAGGATCAATTACTCTTTCTACAAATACTGCACTTATAACGGCAGATGCTGGAAAGGCTCTCTTGGTTGGCGGATCTCTGACTACGGTTGTTAGCGGTTCTGACATATTCCTAGATTCTTCAGCAAATGGTGTAACACTCAGGAAAGATTCAGCATCTTTTGCACAAATCTCTTCTCCAGCTGCAAACACATTCACAATTGCACCTGCCGCTACATTCACAACAGCAAATATTGTTAACACTGTTGCAACTACAGTGAATTTTGCAGGATTTGCATCAACATTGCTGAACATGGGAAATACAGCCGGAAGTACAGTAATTTCAGGATCTGTAACAATGCCGGGATCTCTATCAGTTCAGGGCGCCGTGACGCTGGGAGATGGTGTTGGTGATAATATCACGTTTACAGGTCGTGCAGCATCAAGCCTGGTTCCAAATGCAAATAACTCATTCGATCTTGGTCAGCCAGATCTTAGGTGGCGAAACATGTACACCGGTGACTTGCATCTCAAAAACGAGCGAGGAGACTGGACAATTATAGAGGAAAGAGATTTCCTTACAATTACAAACAATCACACAGGAAGAAGATACAAGTTTGTAATGCAAGAGATCTAAGACAAGATAGATTATAGAAAATCCCAGGCCTTTTGGGCCTGGGATTTTTGTTTAAACATTATGAATTGTTTGACTACTATTTGATTTATGAATGATAAGATAATTTTTGTAGCTGATCTTTTTTCTGAAGACTACGCAGGTGGCGCTGAGTTAACGACAGAAGCGCTAATAAGCAAGAACCCAATTAACACAGTTAAGATTCTTTCTAGAAACTTGAACATGCAAATCATGCAGCAATACGCAGATTGCGTGTGGGTCTTTGGAAATTTTGCATCCCTTGACTTCAATTTAATACCTGCAATTGCAACAAATCTTAGATACGTCATTCTCGAGTATGACTACAAGTTTTGTAAATACAGATCAGTTGAAAAGCACTTAATAGAGACAGGGAGTCAGTGTGATTGTCACGATAGGGAAATAGGAAAACTAGTATCCGCTTTTTATTATGCGTCAGATCACATCTTTTGGATGTCTTTAGAACAGAGAAGCCGATATCTTGAAAGATTTCCATTTTTATCCGATAAAAAGACTACTGTCCTAAGCTCAGTCTTCAGCGATAACTTCTTTGAAAAAATTTCATCAATAAATTCTGACAAAAGGAAGAGAGATGGATGGATTGTTCTTGGTTCAAAATCTTGGATCAAGGGAGCAGATGATGCAGAATCCTGGTGCAAGGAGAATGGAAAAAAATATGAGATAGTATGGGATATTCCCTATGAAAAAATGCTTGATAAGTTTTCCATTGCAGAAGGATTTGTCTATCTCCCGAAAGGAGGAGATACTTGCCCAAGGATGGTAATAGAGGCAAAGCTTCTTGGCTGCAGTATTGTCACAAACAGCAATGTCCAGCATGCAACTGAGGAATGGTTCCAGTCAGCGCCAGATGACATCTGTTCCTATCTAAAGGGAAGACCTGATGTGTTCTGGGGCGAGGTAATTCGAATCAATCAGAACCAACCCAGCATATCAGGATACACTACGACGCTTGACTGCATTAAGCACAGGTATCCCTTTGAAGAATCAATCAGATCCATGATAGGATTTTGTGACGAAGTCGTTATTGTCGACGGAGGGTCAACTGATGGAACCTGGGAAGTTCTTCAGAATTGGGCACAAAATGAGAAGAAGCTTAAAATAGTGCAAAACAAGAGAGACTGGTCTCACAAGAGATTCGCTGTCTTCGATGGAGACCAGAAGGCTGTTGCAAGAAGCTATTGCACCGGTGATTTTTGCTGGCAAATGGATGCTGATGAAGTCCTGCCAGCAGCTGATTGGGAAAAGGTAAGAAATATTTGTAAAAATTTCCCAAAGAATACAAATCTGATATGTCTGCCAGTTGTTGAATACTGGGGATCAAAAGAAAAAGTTAGAATGGATATTACACCCTGGAAGTGGCGGCTTAGTAGAAATCTTCCTCACATCACGCACGGCATTCCTGCAAGTCTTCGCAGGGTTGATGAAAATGGAGATACATTCGCGCAACAAGGAACTGATGGATGTGATTACATCAATTCGAAGACCGGAGAACATATCTCAGCTGCAAACTTCTATACAGAGGAGGCGCATCGTGCCAGAATTGCAGCGCTAAACGGTCATGTCGAGGCACGACATGCATTCCAGGAATGGTTTAAGAACGCAATCAGTGTTCTCCCATCTCCCAGGCATTTCTCATGGTTTGATATTGAGAGAAAAATTAGGACTTATAGGGATTACTGGCAAAAACACTGGGAAAGCTTGTACGATATTAAGCAAGAAGATACACCTGAAAACAACATGTTCTTTGATAAGTCTTGGAAAGACGTGTCTGATGATGAAATCACTAATTTATCAAGTAGGCTTTCTAGAGAAATGGGAGGGTGGATATTTCACAGAAAGATTGACTGGAATCAAAAGACACCCTATATGACAATATCTGAAAATGAATAAGTTTCATTTTATTGTTCCTGCTTTTAATTGCAGAAAAGAAATTGAGAGTACCCTCTGGTCAATTGTTGGTCAGACTTATAAAAATTGGACTGCAACAATAATTGATGATTTGTCAACAGACGGAACTGGAGAGTTTTGCGAAGACTTCTTTAGAAAAATTGGGATGTCTAATAAAGCTAGAGTCATCTATCGGACTGAAAAATTTGGAGAGACTAAAAACACTGTCGACGTCTGTTCGACATTAGATGAAGATGAGATAGTCGTTAGACTAGATGCAGGAGACTGGATTACAGATCTTGGTTGCCTCCAGATATTGGATTCAGTTTACGCATCTCATGATCCCGCTGTTTTGTGGACAGCGCACAGATGGGCATGGACAAACCAAAATATTTCTGGACCAATTGACCCAAACATTTCAGTGTATGACCAGCCCTGGAGAAGTAGTCACCTAAAAACATTTAGGGTTAGAGATTTCAAGGGTCTTGGCATAAAAAACTTCCTAGACGAAGAAGGAAACTATATTGTTATAGCTTGTGATCAAGCTGTATTCTTGCCAATGATGGAAAGGGCCAGAAGGAAGGGTCGCCCTCTTGTATTTCTTCCTATGGTCATGTATCATTACTCAATAGATCTCCATAAGCCTGATCTTTTTACTTGCGACAGATCATTAAGGCAAAAGCAGAGCGCTGAATGGATAAGATCTCGAGGCTTTATAGATGAGAATACTATTTGAAAATGTTGACTTCAATTCAAGGACCGGACCAAATGGATTCGGGCTAAAGCTAGCAAAGAATTTGATCAAAGCTGGAAACGAGATTGTATCGAACAATCCTGATGTTTGTTTGTCGTTTATTCAAAGCACTAATTCATTTTTTCCTACTGTTCTTAGGCTTGATGGAATTTACTTCAATTCAGATCAAGATTGGCAGAAAATGAATGAATTAATCAAGTGTAGCTATCAAAAATCTGAGTCAGTTATTATCCAGAGCCATTTTGACAAAGATTTAGTGTTTAAATTTTTTGGACAAAGAGAAAATGTTTTTGTAATACCTAACGGGACAGATATCGGAGAAATATCAAAAATTAATCCCGCGATTGATCCAAATAGATTTCCGCGTGAGAAAGTCTGGATGTGTGCATCTTCGTGGAGACCTCACAAAAGGCTTGATGAAAATATAAGACTTTTCCAGGAGAGAGCAGATAGTGATAGTGTTCTTCTCATTGCAGGTTCTAACATTGAGAGAAACATCTTTCGAAAAGAAAGAATAGACCAGAGAATCAGGATCTTGGGAGATCTAAGCTGGGAACAAATGATTTCATGCATGAAATCGTCAGGAAATTTTTTACACCTTGCATGGCTTGATCATTGTCCGAATGTTGTAATTGACGCAAAAGCAGCAGGATGCAAAGTTCACGTCTCAAATTCTGGAGGAACTCCAGAGATTATTGATGAAGAAGATTTTCTATATGAAGATTCATATTTTGATTTTTCCCCGGTCAGTCTTTATTCTCCCCCTGAATTGAATTTTGTTGAAATGAAAATAAACAAAATCAAAAAATTTGATTTTGACATTTCTTCTTCTGCATCAAAGTACTATAGTGTAATGAAGGATTGTTATGAAAAAAACCTCTGAATATGAATCATATGAGGACTACTGCACACGGCAGATGTCAAAAACACTCAATCCAGAAAAAAGAGAAAAGTGGCTGAGAGAAGAGTGGAATCCAAAGATTGAAGGTTTTATTCAGATATTTTCAAGATTTTCTGGATTTTTGAAACCTGACTCCAGAGTTCTGTGCATAGGAGCAAGAACTGGTCAAGAGGTTGTTGCCCTAAATAGGCTAGGAATAAAAGATGTCACGGGAATTGATCTTGTTGAGTGCCCTCCCCATGTAATCAAGGGAGACATGCATAATTTGTCATTTGATGATGAATCATTTGATTTTGTTTTTTCAAATATTTTTGATCACTCTTTGTATCCAAAGAAGTTTATAAGTGAGATTGAGAGAGTCTTGAAAGTTGATGGAATTTGTTCTTTACAATTCCAGATAAGCATAAATCAAGATGAATTCACAGAGCACATTATAGAAAATCCTTTTTATGACATTTTGCCTCTTTTTGATATTTCATATTGTCACCATGTCGAGAGCTTTCCTCCCAACTTTGCTGGCATGAATTTTGAAGTTATAATGAGAAAAGACAGAGATCTAACTTCTATATTCAAGAATTATGGTACAATCGAGACGATTGAGGTTCCTGATGATTTCAATAGTCTTTGGTTTGATATCAATCTTCCAATCCAATCAAAGAAGCTTGATGATGCAAGAATTTTTGATCCAGATGAGAGAGAAAATATTTTAAACAAGCTTTCAAAGCGAGCGTATTTCTTGGCTGTTCATGCTAAGCAATATAATTCAAAAAATATAGCTGAAGTTGGAACAGCTGAGGGTTGGCAATTCTATACGTTTTGCAAAGCTTTAACAGATGAAGATTCTATCTGGTCTTGTGATATTAGAGACGCAAGAAGCAAAAAATACAAGGACACTTTTAAATCAGAAAGATTTGTCAATGGAAACAGTCTAGAGCTTGCAAAGAAAATCAAAGAAAGCAATCAAAAGATAGATTTTTTCTACATCGATGGTGCACATGATAAGGGATCTGTTATAAATGATGTCATTTCCCTGTTAGATGTACAGGGAGAGAATCCTGTTTGGGTTTTTGATGATTTCGATCAGAGATTTGGATGCTTTGAAGACATTATCAATATTTCTGTATCTTCAAAGCATTTCAAGGTCTATACACTTGGAAAGACTGCTAGCGGTAATCCTACACATCAAGTAATGTGTAAATCAAAGTTTATCAACTAGCTAATGAGTCTAGCCTACCATGTATCTGCTAGACAATGTCTTAAAAATTTTCTCAAAATTAAAGTATAATTCAATGGAAGAGGTCTATCTATGAAAGCAATGCTGATAACGGGAATTGCAGGACTTTTGGGGTCGAGATTCGCAAAATGGGTCCTCGACAATACTGATTACCAGGTCGTCGGCATTGATGACTTGTCTGGTGGATATATTGAAAATGTTGACAATAGAGCTGTTTTCTATAACGTAGACATATCTACGGAACTAAAGTCTATTCAAGATATTTTTGAAAAGCATAATATTGAAATTGTTTATCACTTTGCTGCTTATGCAGCAGAGGGACTAAGCCCATTTATTAGAAGGTTTAATTATCAGAACAATCTAATAAGCTCAACTAATCTCATTAACTCCTCTATTAAGCATGATGTTAAAAGATTTGTCTTCACTAGTTCGATGGCAGTCTATGGAGATAAAAACGAAGCACCGTTTAGTGAAGATCTAGCTCCTTGCCCAATAGATCCCTACGGGATTGCCAAATATGCAGTTGAAATGGATTTGAAATGTGCGTTTGAGCAGCATGGACTCAAATATACAATTATTAGACCGCACAATGTCTATGGTGAGGGACAAAATATCTGGGACAAGTATAGGAACGTTTTAGGGATTTGGACCTATCAGCTCATGAATGATATTCGTCCAACAATATTCGGGGATGGATTGCAGAAGAGGTCATTTAGCTGCATTAGTGACTGTCTTGTTCCTCTGTGGAATGCATCGCAAAACGAAGATTGTGTCGGAGAAATAATCAACTTAGGTGGAATAAAAGAGACAACTATTATTGATGCTTATCGAACTCTTTCACGTGTTAGCAAAACAAACGTTGAGCCTAATTTTTTGCAGCCTAGACATGAAGCCAAATATGCATGGTCGACCTGGGAGAAATCACAAAATCTTCTAGATTTCAATCATAAAATTGATCTTGAAGAAGGATTGACAGAAATGTGGAATTGGGCACAAAGGCAGCCAAACAGAGAAAGAAAGTCCTGGAGCAGTTACGAACTCGAAAAAGGTCTATACGATTTCTGGAAAAACAAATGAATATTGACTTTATCTGTAGATCCAGGGATATAAAAGTTGGAACTTATAGAATCTTAGTGCATGATTTGGCACGTGTCCTAGCTGATCAAGGACACAGCGTCCAAATTCACGGTCACGTTGAATCTACTAGAGAAGATTCAGTTCTGATCTATAGCAAAGGTGACGTTAATTTACATAGAACAAATGATAAAAGAATATGCGGTGCAATAAGTCTTAGTGGAGATTCAAATCAAAAATTTGATTTTTCAATAGTTAATTCAATTGAAGAGAAGAAATCAGTTGAGCACTTGTGCAAAGAAACTGTTATCATTAATCTTGTAGAAAAGATGTATCAGGGAATTCCTCTTAAGGATCACAAACCAGGTGATATTTTTACGGTAGGCTACCATGGAAGCTATACACATCTTCCCAAGCTAAAAGATGGATTTGTTGAGGCCTTTAATCATCTAATAGAAAATGGAAAAAGTATTAGGTTTAACTGTTTGACAAATAGCTCGACTATCTCAGGGGAGATTCTTAAAGATATCGGTCTTAATATGAAAAACGTCACATTTAGAGACTGGGATTTTGGAATTGCAAGGGAGTTTATACAGCAGTCAGATGTTGGAATTATCCCAAACCTAACTTCTCTTAGGGATCACTCAGACATTGTAAATGATCACAATAATCGAATAGGAACATACAATACTGATTATATTTTTAGATTTAAAAACAAGTCAAACCCAGGAAGATCTTTTGTATTCAATCAGCTAGGAATTCCTGTTATTACTGATCTTACACCTTCAATGATGCCCATGTATTTTGACGAGATGTGCGGATCTGTCGCAACAAATTCACACACATGGCTAAGGGCAATCAATAGGTTTATGAGTCACACTGAAAGAAACAGTGCTGCATTAATTGCCTATAATAGATTTTGTGAATTGTACAGCATGGAAAAAGATGCCCAAAACTTAGTAAGAATCATAGAAAATCTTCGAAAAGAGAGAATCTAGATGGAATACCAAGATTACGTAAAAATGCAGACAGTATCTTCTCTTTCTCATGAAGAAGAGAAGCATGTTTGGGCAGAAGGACAACGACGCTTTGTAAGAGACATAATTAAAAATCTCAAAAAAGAAGATTTGATCCTTGATTGTGCATGCGGAGATGGAATAGGAATTGAAGAGCTTGGAAGACTGGGATTTGATGCAATCGGCGTAGATCTTGCAGAACCAAAGCTAGAAAGAGCAAGAAAAAAGAATCTAAAAGTTCTTAATTCTGATATGCATGATCTCTCTATTTTTGCAGATCATCAATTTAGTGTGATTATTTGTTCTCATACTTTAGAGCACGCCTATAATCCTGACAAAGTTATTGAAAATTTTAGAAGAATTTTAAAGCCAGGCGGTCTATTGTTCATAGTTCTGCCATTCCCTGATCTAAGCAATAATATTGATGTTCACATTGCAAAAGATGTGCTAGGAACATCAGATGAGAAAGATGGTGAAAATAAATTGAAATCATTTTTTGAAAATAGAGGATTTTCAATTTTTGAAAAGAAGTTTGACAGTTACAGAGAGCCAGAAATATGGCTATTTTTAAAAAATGTATCAAATGGTGAAATATGAGCAAATCAAAAGGAATACTATACATTGCATTCGGCGACTCTTTCACCAGAGAGGGAGTAATGTCTTATTTGTCGCTTAGGCGACATATGCCAAATATAAATGTCTGCTTTATGACTGATCGAACTGATCTTCTTGAATTGCATAAAAATGAAGATTCAAATTTAATTGTTGAAAAAATACAGCCTAGACACATAAGATCAAAAGTTGACTTTGTATCAAAGACGCCCTTTGATAAGACGCTGTATCTTGATTCTGATACTTTTGTTGTTAGAGATCTCTCTGATGTTTTTGAATCTCTTGATAGATTTGATGTTGCTCTGACTCACGACTTCGCAAGAAAGAGAAAGAAATATGCAGATATTATTCCTGAGTACGACCAAATTCCTTACTCTTTTTCTGAGGTAAATGGAGGAGTTTTTGCCTATGCAAAGAATGAAAGGACTGAGAAGTTTTTAAATCTCTGGAATCATTATTTTTACAAATACTTCAATCAGACAAATGGCTGGGATCAGGTAAGTTTAAGAATCTCTCTTTGGCAGAGTGATGTAAAGCTTTTTCATCTTCCCGTCGAATTCAACATAAGAAGCAAAGCTGTCAGAGAGAAGCAAGATAGATTCAAACACGAATACGGTGAACAGCATATGGCGCCTAGAATCTATCATATGCACTATAATCCTGAAGTCCACCAGGGAATTTTCAGGATTCAAACGCTGGAAGATTTAGAGAAAAAAATAAAAGAAAATGCTCTGGAGTACTAGGAGAAAATTATGAAACTAGCTATATTGATCACTGCTCATGCTCAAACAATAGAGTGGGAATTAAATGCAGAGTTCTTTAAAAGAATGCCAAGCGACAGTATCATTAGAAATGCTGATATAATTGCATATGCTAATTGCAAAGATATTAAAGCTTCAAAAATTGAGCAATACTTGGAACTTTTTCCTAATCCGAGAAAGTATCTCTTATACACGCCCTTGAATGGACATTCAGTTGCTAATTTACCAATTGACGTAAGTACAAACCAGTATAAGACAAACTTCAATAACAGAGCAGGATATTTATTTGGAGCCCTCGAGGCCTACACAGGAACATTTGATCTACTAAAAACATATGACTATGTAGTTCAAATAAACCCTGATGTTTATATCACTGATTGTTCTAAGCTTGAAACCTATTTGATGGAGAAAGTCAACTCACCTGAAGTTTTTCATGTCAATACAATGAGAGCTGATATTGACAAGGGATTCACGTGTGACTTTATTGTTTATCGTCCTAACATGATGCCTGGAAATATTTTTTCCTCTTACAGATCTCCTGAAGTAATGAACTATGTCCTAGAGAAGTCAAATTCTGATCCAAATTTTAAATTCATACCTGAGCAGATACTCAAGAGAATTTGTGATGTGTTCAATTTGAAATACGGAGTAATATGCCCGGGAACTAGAAATGGTAGACAAATAGACGCTTATGGATTGTGGCATTGTCATGACATAGATGCTGCAAGAAGAGAGCTTGGGCTAGCATGAGAGCACTATTTCTACATTTTTCACATCTAAATGATGAAATTGAAGGAAGAGAGCTTCCTAGATATTTTGCAAAAATGGGTCATAGCGTCCACAGCCTTTTTGTGAAAGATGTAAGAAAATTTGTTGCAAGATTCCATTCCAATGGTTCGATTGAAACAATTAATGAGAATGAACTTTTTGAAAATTACGAATTGATTGTTTGCAAGAGTAGCTCATTCCAGAGATACGGAAAGAAATATACGGGACCAACAACACGAGTCGTTAATGTGACCCCAATGGGAATTGATTACAATCTCTCAGGTGTAACACAGGGTTTTGATGTTAGTCAGCTTATTAAACCCCCAGTTGAAGATATGAAAAATGTCTTAACCGGATACATTCCCTGGGAAAAAAGAAAAAACCAAATTGTCATAGCAGCAAGCATAGGATCTGATAAAAATCAACTAGAATTCGTTGACTACTTTGATCCGCAGCTATTTCCTAATTTTAGAATCCTGTTTTTAGGAACAATTGTTTCTGATTCATACGTCCAGCAATTGAAAAATATTCTAAAAAGAAAAAATGTCGAATTTGAATTTGACAATGTTGATAGAAAAACTCTGGCTCAAATCTTCTTGGAGTCCAAGTTTTCTGCTTTAACAACAGATCCCAGGCCCGCTCAACCCTACGACCCCAGCCCGAGGGTTGTATTTGAATCAGTGAGTGCCGGAACACCGTGTCTATTATCAGATCTGGTTAGAGTTCATGATGGAGCAAAGCGTTTTTCCTTCTTTTATGAACATCAAAACAGGAATTCATTTTTAGATATGATGAATCGTGTTTCTCATTTTGATATTTCTTCTCTATCAAAAGAAAGTCATGATTATGCTTCTCGAGAATATACAATGGAAAATGCGTGTAAAACTGCCTATAATGATATTATGGAAACAATAAAGTGACAACCAAAGATTTAATCTGTTTTATGTCTCATATAGACGATTTTGAGATATCTTGCCTCTCCTATCTCTTTAAGCACAAGGACGAGTATAGGGACATTAAGTGCATAGTGGCAACAACCTGGGATGCCAAAAAAGAGATCTGGAAAGAAAATCTTTCTGCCATTGAAGAAAAAATTCAAAGAAAGATTTCTTATGAAAATCTTGGTTTCGAACAGAGAAAAATGCAAACAAATCTTGATGACATAAAAAATAGTCTCTATGGAAAAATAAGCTTTGATAAGTCATCAAGATTCGATATTATCTCTCACGATTTCAATGATTGTCACACAGATCACCTTGCTGCACATTTAATATCAAAAGGTCTCTACAAATATTCTGATAGATTTATTACTGTGTATTCTCCAAGCTCTTCAAAATTTGATGCTAATTATTGGATAAATTTGACCGATGAAGATTTTGAATTTAAGAAACTTATGCTTGACAAGTATGACATTAATGTTGAGCAGTCCTATACAAAGCTAGGATATTATCTACAGAGTGAAAAGCACTATGATATTGGGAGTGCCTATTATCTTGAAAACTTTGTTCATAAGCACTACAATCACTATGAATGCTATAGGATACTGAAATGGTCATGAAGAATCCCAGGTACGTTGCAGATGCCTTTTATTTTGATACTGATATAGTGAGTAAAAATCCTACATTTGTTCATGTTGGAACTTTTACTGGCAAACTAGAGACAAAATTGACAGAAATGTTTCCGGATTGCAAAATTTATTCAATTGAGCCGCATCCCGATAATTTTGCCAGGCTTGTCAAGAGCACAAGTCATCTGGAAAATGTAATTAGAATTAACAAAGCCGTTATTACAACTGATGACGAGAAGACAAAACTAGAAGGCTCGGGATCTTGTGCAACCACGTATCTAACCACTCGTGGCATAGAAGTTCAGGCCACGACAATTGAAAAGATAATCAAAGAATATGAAATTTCTGATGTTGATTGCATGTTTTACAATGCTGAAGGATCAGAAATGGAATTTATTCCTTACATTGTATCGAATAGTATCAACAAGAAGATCAAGCAACTTTGTCTAAATTTTCACGTTCACGTCCCGCAGTTCAATATAACCTATGAAAAAGTTGATAATCTTCTGAGAAATTCAGGTATTTCTGATCTATACGACATCAATGATGACAGGATCACAAAAATTGCTTCAAAAGCGACAGGCAGTCCAACGAGTGAAAAGTATCCATGCTTTCTTTTTATTAGAAAGTAAATGATTATCTCTATTCATCAGCCTGAGCATTTTCCATACATGGGATTCTTCCAAAAAATGGAAGCCTGTGACCTTTTTGTTGTACTTGATACAGTAAAGTTTAGAAAAAACTACTTTCAAAATAGAAATAGATTTATCAACAGGTCTGGAGAAGAAGAGTGGTTTACTGTTCCTGTTGAAAAAGATGCAAATTCAAAGGCAATCAACCAAGTTTCTGTCTCCCAGATTGGAAATTGGCGAACAAAAGTTCCAAAGCAGATCAAGCTTAACCTGGGGCATAACGTAGAAGACATCTATCAGTCAAGTAACAAGCTTGTAGACATAAACATGGCATCAATAAACTGGGTAAGAGAAAAGCTTGGCATTAAGACGCCAATGATAATGTCATCTGATATCTCTCCAGTAGGCGCCAAGACTGATTTAATCATAGATGTTTGCCAAAAACTAAAAGCAGACGAATACATCTCAGGAGAAAGTGGAAGAGACTATCTTGAGAGACAAAAATTCTATGATAATGGAATAAAGTTGACTTTTTTTGAACCAAAAGTTGACAATTTAATGTCTTCGATCTACAATATTCCAACGAGAAAATAAAAATGAAAACTTACGATTGCTTCCTCTTTTTTGATGAATTTGATCTACTTGAATTAAGACTTGAAACTCTTTATGATCATGTTGACGTGTTTGTTTTGGTCGAAAGTAAGTTTACTTTTACAGGAAATCCAAAGCCTCTTTACTTTTTAGAAAATAGAGATAGATTTAAAAAGTGGTCTGATAAAATTAGACACGTAATAATTCAAGATAGGTTTGAATCTGAAAATACATGGCAAACTGAGTACAGAGATAGGAATCAAATAGGTGTAGGCCTATTTGACGCTGAGCCGGAAGATCTAATATTTGTATCAGATTGTGACGAAATCTGGGATCCAGAGAAAAAGCTCTTTTTAGTAGATCAAAATTTTCCCATTAGATACATGGCTACGCTGAGTTATTATTTTCTCAATCTAAGAAGAGTGAATTTCTCATCAGGAAGATGCACAGCAAGGACACACTTTAGAAATTTCAAAGATGCCCAATCTTTGAGATCTAATCAGAACTGTATTAAACTTGAAAATAGTAGCTGGCATTTTAGTTACATTGCTGATGCAGATAGAATTATCAAAAAGATTCAGGCTTTTTCACATACTGAATATAATACTCCGTATTTTACCGACAAAGATAGAATCATAGAGAAGATTAAAGAAGGAAAAGATCTACTCGATAGAGATGCAGTGTATAAAGCAGTCCCAGTTGATCATACCTTTCCAAAGCCTATCCAGGAAAATCCAGACAGGTGGAAAAATTTCTTGAAAGATTTATGATTGTTAAAAACAAGCAAAGAGAGAAAAAATGAGCATTGCAGTAATTGGGCAGGGTTTTGTTGGGGGATCTCTGACGACAGTTTTTTCTGAAAGGGGATTTACTGTCTATACGTATGATAAATCAGGAAAGAGATCACCTGGTTCATTTGATCTATCTTCCACATGGTCACTAAAGGGAATGATAGACTACGCAGAGAGAGTAGGACCCACAAAGGGTCAAAAGTTTTCTGGTGTCTACTTTGTTTGCGTGCCTACTCCAATGTACGAAGATGGATCTGCTGATCTTTCAATTGTTGAAAGTGTACTCGAAGAGCTGGCAGAATCTCCTGGTGAGAGAATAGCAGTTGTCAAGTCTACAGTTCCTCCCGGATCGACGGATAAGTGGAACAAGCGTTTTAATTCAAGCGGCCTCTATATTGTTTTTAATCCAGAGTTTTTAACTGAAGCAAACGCAATTAATGATATGAGAGAGCAAAATCGGATTATTCTCGGAGGACCAAGGCCTCAAATAAATACAGTTAAAAATGTATTCCAGCGAGCATTTCCAAGCGTACCAATTGTCAAGACAGGCTCGACAACAGCTGAAATGGTAAAGTATGTTACCAATTGCTTCCTTGCAGTCAAGGTATCATTTGCAAATGAAATATCTCAGATATGTGAATCTCTTGATAAGAATGGATACAACATTGACTATGACAAGGTAATTGAGTATGCCAAATTTGATCAAAGGATTGGTGAGTCTCACTGGTCAGTACCAGGTCCGGTCCCTACACACGATGGAAGATATGTGAGAGGATTTGGCGGACATTGCTTTCCAAAAGATATTAATGCTCTAATTTCAGTTGCAAAAGAAAGCGGAGTAAATCCAACTGTGATGAACGCTGCCTGGGAAAAGAATCTGGAAGTTAGAGGTACAAATGATAGAGATTGGGAGCACCAGATTGGTAGGGCTGTGAGTAAAAAGATAAACTAGAGAAATATTGGATATGATTTTTTGTGACAAATTTTCCAACAGGCAAACCTCACGTTTCTTATTCTGAGATTAGGGCATGGAAAGAATGCTCTTGGAGACATAAGCTTGTATATGTTGACAAGATAGACAAGTTTAAGCCTAGTCCAAATATTGACTTTGGCACCCATGTTCACGCTGAATGTGAAGACTATCTGGTCAAGAGAACTTTTAATTTAGATCGACTTGAAAATAGCATAGCATCTGGGTGGAAAGAGAAGAACTTTGGAGATCCCACGCCTTGGATTTCTGAAGCAAAGCAAATCCTAGAAGAAATTCCAGAATTTCTGGAAAATAATTTTCCAGATTGGGCTTGTATTGCATCAGAACACCAACTTTATGAATCTATTGAAGGTAGCGACGTCAAATTTAAGGGATTCATAGACGGCATGATTAGATCGAAAAATAAGAGAGGCCAGGAAAAGCTCTGGTTAATAGACTGGAAAACAACCTCTGCTAGGGGCTGGAATAGTGATAAGCGTCGAGATTTTCTTGTTCAGGCACAACTTGCACTGTATAAATTTTATACGAGTCAAAAATTTGAAATAGATCCAAAAGACATAAAGTGTGCCTTTGTTCTTCTTAAGAGAGGATCAAAAAAAGGAAAAGCATGCGAACTAATAGACATCTCAGTTGGACCAAAAACACTTGAGAATGCTAATAAGCTTGTAACTTCAATGATCAAGAGTGTAAATTCTGGAATTTACCTAAAAAACAGATCATCGTGCACTTACTGCGAATTCAAGGGCACTGATCATTGCCCTGGATCTACAGAGTTTTCGGCATTTACGACGCAAAGATAGAGCTTATTGTTTGGATAATAACATGAAGAAGAAAGTACTAATTCTATCGGATCACGCCCTTTCAACGTCTGGTGTAGGAACTCAAACGCGACATCTAGTAAATGGTCTTCTTGAGAAGGGCAGGTGGACATTTAGACAGTTTGGTGCTGCAATGAAGCACACAGACTATAGGACTGTTGTTGTTAATGAGGATTTTATTATTAAGCCAATTGATGGTTTTGGGAATAGAGATCTTCTGAGAGTAACTCTTGCAACAGAGAAGCCCGATCTTCTTTTGATATTTACCGATCCAAGGTTTTTTATTTGGCTTTTTGAGATGGAAGATGAAATCCATCAAGTCTGTCCAATTGCCTGGTGGCATGTATGGGATAACCTCCCGTATCCTAGCTTCAATTCTCCTCTTTACGAAGCTACAGATTTAATTAACTGTCACTCATATGCAACATTTGAGATGCTGAAAGACAGATTCCCTAATAAGACAAATTTTATCCCGCACTCACTTCCTCCTGATCTTTTTTATCCGCTTTCTGCCCAAGAAAGAAGGATGTACAAGTCAAGTCTTCTAGGAAGCGACAAGATAGAAAATTTTGTAGGAATCTGGGTAAATAGAAATGCGAGAAGAAAAAGGCCAAGCGATGTCCTTGAGGCTTGGAAGATATTTCTTGATGATTTGAAGAGAACCAAGGGACACCAGAAGGCTTCACTTATAATGCATACCGATCCGCTCGATCAAGAAGGGCCAAACTTGTACGCGGTATGTGATCACCTCGGAATATCAAACAATGTTGTATTTTCCAAGGAGAGGCTAGGCTTTGACAAGATGAATATTCTCTATAATATTTCAGATTTTTGTCTAAATATTAGTTTTGCAGAGGGTTTTGGACTTGCAACGCTTGAATCAATGAATGCAGGTACACCAATCATAGCGGCAAAAACGGGAGGATTGACAAGGCAGGCTGTTGACCATAGAGACGGATCACACAATGGTATTGCTCTTGATATAGATCTCAAGGTAATGGTTGGGTCGCAGGGGGTCCCATACATCTATGAGGACTATGTTTCAACAGAAAATACATCTCGAGCAATAATGAAACTCTATGAAATGTCAGATCTAGAAAAAGAGAAACTTAGAAGGAAAGTTTTTAGCTATTCAAGATCAGAATTCTCATTCAGCAAGACTATTGACGATTGGCATTCAACAGCTTCAAATCTAGTTGAAAACTGGAAAAAAGATAGAAAGAACTACGTTGTGAGGGAAATGTGATGGAAGTAGTTATCAGAGCTCCTCTGCTGAGTATTTCTGGATACGGACATCATAGCAGGCAAGTATTCGAATTTTTGATGTCAATTCCAAATACAAATGTTTCAACCCAGGTTGTTCAATGGGGAAATACTTCATGGATAATTGATGCTGATCAGGAGCTAGGAATTGCTGGCGATATCATGAAGAGATCGACAGATAGACAATCAGGATTTGATATTTCTTTTCAAGTTCAACTCCCGGATGAATGGTCTAACACGCTCGCAAAAGTAAATGTTGGAATTACAGCAGCTGTTGAAACAAATCTTTGTAATCCAGTCTGGGCAGAAAAATGCAACTTAATGGATGCAATTATTGTTCCATCTAATTTCACAAAGGAAGTCCTTCAGAAATCAGGAAAGATTGAAAAACCTATTTTTGTTGTACCTGAATGGTTCATGCCAGAGATTGAATCATCAGAATTTATTACAGATATTTCAACTCGAACTAGATTCAATTTCTTGATAGTAAGCCAGCTTACGGCACAAGATCCCGATTATGATAGAAAGAACATTGCCAACACTCTGAAGTGGATTTTTGAGACATTCAAAGATGACAATGATGTAGGAATAATATTAAAGACAAATAGCGGAAGAGGAACGACGATTGACAGGGCGACAACAGAGCACTTCTTAAATCAGATAATCTCTACATCCAGAAAAAATAGTAAAGTACCTGTCTATTTTGTCCACGGATGCATGACAAACGAAGAAGTTTCTGGAATTTATAGAAATAAGTCTGTTAGAGCACTTGTTAGTCTCACAAGAGGAGAAGGGTTTGGATTGCCCATTCTTGAGGCAGCCGCATCTGGATTGCCAGTCATTGCGACGGACTGGTCTGCGCACACTGAGTTTTTGAATCTTGGAAAATGGATAAAAATAGACAGTAATTTGGTTGAAATACCTGAGTCAAGATCTGATGGAAGAATTTTTATAAAAGGGACAAAGTGGGCTAATCCATCGGAAGAATCATTCAAGAAGAAGATAAAGAAATTTAGAGAGTCTCATGAAACACCAAGTCAGTGGGCAAGAGAGCTCAAAGACAAGTGCCAAAGCGGATTTTCAAAGAGCACAATTCTCAAAAGGTATCAAGAAGTATTTCAAGAGATACTAAAGAATGTTTGAAATTATTTCTTTAATTTTGTTTGTCCTTCTTTGCATTTCTATCTACTTTAACATAAAATTTGGAATAATTATTCTGAATTTAGTGGATGTTATTGAGGAAGTCCTCGATTCTCTTGACGAAAAATTCAAAATATTTTCGAAGATCCTTGAGAAGCCTGTTTTCTTCGATTCAGTTGAAGTAAGACAGGTAATACAAGAGATAAAAAATTGTCAAGATTTAATACTTGAAATTGCAAACAAGCTATCGACATTCGGGAGATCGAAAAATGAAGAAGACAAAGACTAAGAGATCTCCAAAAAAGAACGATCTTAAGATGTACTTCCACTCCGGAACGCATGATGCGATAGTACTTTTTCAAGAAGAGTCTGATCCAGATACAAGAAATAAAATTTATACCAATGAGATTCTTCCTGCTTTTACTAAACTTGTTGAAAATCTAATTTTTATTCACGGAGCAAATGTCCACGTTCAGGTAGAAGAATTTAAAAGCGACTGCATTAGCTTTCTTTATGAAAAATTAAAAAAATTCGATGCTTCAAGAGGTAGCAAAGCTTTCTCTTACTTTAACGTCGTTGCAAAAAACTGGATCATTATGAGGATGAGACAGAAGATAAAGCACACTAAAAAGCATGTTAACATCGACGACAAGACTATTGTTCCTGAGCTTGATGTGCTCAACACAGTTGATCCTTCTTTTGAGATATACGGATCTGCTGGAAAAAAGGCCGCACAAACAGAGCAACTTGACCAAATGTTTTTTGAAGTTTCTGATAGATTGAATCAGGAAAATGAAAAAATTTGCATGGAAGCAATTATTAAGCTTTTTCAAAATATTGATGATATTGATTTCTTCAATAAGAGGGCTATTTTTGTCTACATAAGAGAAATGACAAATCTTAATACTAAGCAAATTTCTACTGCTATGTCGTCAATAAAGAAACACTATAGAGAGGCAATGCAAGAATGTGAGTTTGATATTTTCTAGAGGAAGAAATTCATGTCAAAGAAAAGCTTAGACGTAGAAAGCCTTGATTCTCACCTCACAGATCTGAAGAGCAAGGAGCGGAAAGTTGCACAATTTGATGATCTTCTTGAGTCAATTGAAGGACTAGATAGTAAGAAAAAAGTTTTGTGGTCAGAAATTTATAGAAATGCTCTAACTGATAGAGAGAGTGCGTCTATTTTATTTACTGATACAATCCTTCAAATTAAGGGGAATGCAGCAAATCATTCAATTCTTGGCCCTGTTGTTGTGAAATATATCGAGAGAATGTCAAGGGCAAATGATCAAATCATAAAGCTGGCTGAGATTATTACAAACGAAGAAAATCGACCCGTAGACTCTGATTCAATTTTCAATCAGATATCAGAGGATTGAAATGTTTCAAGAAATACTTGTTACCGATTATATTTCATGCTACAGCAAACTCACCAGCGACCAGATTACAAAGCTTTCAAGCGGCTTGGTTGATATAAACTTTCTAGAAAATTGTCCAAATGGGACAATTATTGGTGTTTTTATTGATCAAAAGTCTGACATGCAAAAGAGGATTTTTTATCCGTTTTTTTCACACATCAATATGCCAATCAAGCCAGGAGAAAGGGCATGGGCTTTTAGTCAAGGTCGTGGAAGAGTTCCTTACTGGATTACTAGGAAAGTTCAAAATACATCTGCAAATGACCCCAATTTCACAAATGATGATAGCGCAAAACTATATTCTGCGCTCGGGAGTCAAGAGAACAAGAGAAATGTTGTATCAGGGATCTTTTATGATTCAAAGTCTGCTGCAAACTCTCTGGTCAAGATAAGATCAGATTCTTTGGCTTACCAGGATGATTTTATTGGAGAGCCTGCAGCCTATGTTGATGGAAATTGTAATGATGTTGTCATCCAAGGTTCAAATAACACAGCAATAAAAATTGGAAATTTAGGATCATCAGGTACAGGAACAATAGACATAGTTGCCGGTCTTGGAAATCTTTCTCTACAAACGACAGTTGTAAACACTGAAGGATACAGCGAAGTCCTAAAACCGCCTCTCGCGACAGACACATTGGTTTCTTCATTTGGGACGCTAAGCTCGGCGGATGAATCAAGAATTACAATTTCAAGATCTTTCAACGCTGATGAATACTATTCTTTGACAGGAGATGATTCTGGATCTCAAAAATCAATCACTTTAAAGACAGACAGCGTTAGAATTATTGCACAAAATGATTTAAAAATAATTGTTGGAACCAGTTCTGATCCATCAAGCATAATCCTAAAAAATGATGGGAATATCATTATTACTCCTTCTTCTGCTGGCGTTATTAAGCTTGGAGGAGAAGACGCAACAGGTGCAATTCTCGCGTCAGTTGATTCAGTTGTTACATCAGGGCGTGTTGAGGCACCCTCTCTTGTTTCTACAGCAGGCGGATTGCTTGGTGCGCCTAGCCTTCCGGCAACTGGAATTTTTTCTACTAAGGTCCTGGTCAAGGTAACCTAATGGGAACGCTGGAGACTGTAGGAATTATTTCATCGGGAGAGATTACAACTTCCGCACGGACAAAATATAGAGATAATGTTGTCAGCACTCTTCTGAGCGGAATTACGTTGGGTGCGACGTCTCTCGCTGCAGGAACAATTTCTATGGGAAATTTTGAAACTGATCCAATTGATACAGTTAAACAAAATTATCCTGCGTGGCATGGTTTCTATATTGATGGACTCCAGAAGAATATTGCATTGCTATTAGACCTGATTCCGCCTGCAGCAATTCTAAAATTTTTGCCTGTCCCAATTTTTGATCCAACAGAGCCAATTGCTAGAGTGATAACTGAGCTCCAGGATTTATTTTTACAGATAGAATCATTGATAGGCGCCCCAATTGTTGATATTTTGATATCAAAGATTGATGTTACAATTGAAAAAGCTGCCGAAATATCAGCTGCAGTAACTGATGCAAATCCTGAAGCATTTTTTGAATCAATAAAATCAACAATAGAAGCTGTGCTTGATGCAGCGGATATCAATCCAGACCTTGCCATTCAGAAAATCGAAGAACAAAGGGAAACAGTTATTGCCAAAGGCGTAGAAATAATTGAGAGTGCTAAAAACGCTGTCGAAGGCGTTTTGCCCGAGTTACCTATTCCATCTCTTGATATTTCTTTCATTGATCCTACACTTGACACTTCTCCTCTTTTTGCAACAGTTGAAGCAGACGGATACGATGGAATAGCTACAAAATTTATCAAAATGATGACTGTATTCTTGTCAATCCCTGCTCAAATTGTTGAAGCTGCCAAGAGCGCAGCAGAGGCAGCAGCTGACGCGATTAAGGCAATTGTTGATGCTCTTAATTTGCTTATAACAAACTTTAAAGAAGGAATACTGGAACTTCTTAATGCCGTAGTGGGTTTTGTCTGGGATCTGATATCTCAAGTTTTGAGCATTATTTCGACAGCATTTCTGGAAATTTCTTCTATAATTAATATTATCTTCTTTTTTGCAAAAAGCTTTATTATTTCAATTATTGGTTTTCTACTCGGATCGGGGATGATTGCACTTGCAGCTGCAAAATCTTTTGAGCTTGTTTAGCTTTGATTTCTTTTCTTCAAAATAATTAAAGACATGGCGTCAATCAGTTTTAAGAGTGTAGGAGACTTAAAAAATAATCCTCGTGCAGCACAAACTGCACAACCAAAGCCCGTTGGAATTTTAACCCCAGTTAAAATTACCTCCAGGGTTGGAGGACCTCTTGAAATGTCAAATACAGTCGTAGATCAAATGATTGATAATTTTAGAAATATGCTGATTGTTAATCACGGAGAAAGACTTCCGCTCTATGACTTTGGAGCAAATTTACGAGCACTTCTTACAGAAAGACTGTCACAACCAGATTATGATGAACAGGCAATGATGTATATTAAAGCAACAACTGAAAAATACATGCCTTACATAAGCTTGAATTCTTTTGAAACACAAATTCTCGAGAGCAATGACAGAACAACTTCAAGAATCAAAGTTCTTGTAGAGTTTTCAATTCCAAAGATCTCAACGGCTGTTCGTACTGTAGAAATCATTCTAAAAAACATCGGTTGAAAATGTCACTCACAAACGTAAAGAAAAATCTAAAGCAAAAAAGACAAAGAAACTACTTGGCCAGAGACTTCGACAGTTTCAGGACAGAGCTTATCAAATATGCGAAGATCTATTTCCCAGATCAGATTCAGGACTTTTCTGAAGCATCTGTGGGTGGTCTCCTTGTCGATCTAGTTTCCTACATTGGAGATTCAACAGCTTTTTATCTAGACCACCAGTTCAATGAGCTTGGACTTGATACAGCTGTTGAGAGAAAAAATGTTGAAAGACTAATAAGACTTGCAGGCGTGAAAATCAGAGGCGCATCTCCCGCGTATTGCAATATTGATTTTTCATTTGTTGTTGACGCAACCACGCAAGGAAATGGGTATATTCCGGTAAATTCTCAATTACCAATTTTAAGAACTGGTACGCGAGTAACCTCAAATACTGGAATTACATTCACACTTAGAACAAATGTTGATTTTTCTGAAGTTGACCAGTTTGGAAAATACATTTGTACATTTGTCACAAAAGATACAGATTCAAATGGAAATCCTACAACATTTACTGTGACAAGATCTGGGATATGTGAATCCGGAGGAACAGCAGAAGAGTCTTTCCCGTTTGGATCAGATACAACTCCTTTCAAGACAATAACTTTATCAAATCCAAATGTGAATGAAATTCTTTTGGTTGTTGATTCTGAAGGGAACGAATACTATGAAGTTGACGCACTTTCACAAGATACAGTTTTTAGATCCATTGAAAACTATAACTCCGATGTAGATTACGTTGAAAATGCTCTAGCAGTCGTTCCTGCACCATACAGATTTGCAACCCGTGCTGAATCAGATTCGGGAGTTGTGACTATAGTTTTTGGATCTGGTCAAGCTGGGACGCTGGACAACGACATCTTACCTGATCCGAGCGAGGTATCGCTTCCTCTTTTTGGAGACAAGAAGACTTTTCCAAGGGCATCAATTGATCCAAATTCAATGATTGGATCGAAGAGTCTAGGAATAACTCCAATCAATACAACAATAAGAGTCAGATATAGGCACGGAGGAGGAATTTCCCACAATGTCTCCGCAAATACGGTGAAAACAATAAGCAATCTTGTCACAAAGTTCAGCCCAGGGCTGTCTCCGACTAAGGTTGCAACAATAAGATCAACAATTTCAGTTAATAACCCTAGCGCAGCGAGCGGAGGAGAAAATGCTCCCACTCTTGAAGATCTAAGATCTGTGGCTCTGAGTATTAGAAATTCTCAAAACAGAGTCGTCTCTAAAGAAGACCTGATCGCAAGAATATTTTTGATGCCTACAAATTTTGGAAGAGCATTTAGAGTTGGTATACAGCCAAATCCAGTTAATCCTCTTTCTTCCCTTCTTTATGTGATCAGTAGAGACTCAGATGGATATCTTGCACAATCTCCAGACACACTCAAGAGAAACATTTCAACATACATAAATGAGTTCAGAGTTGTTTCGGATGCCTTTGACATACTTGATGCCAAGATAATTAATATTGGATTCACTTACAGTGTTGCCATAGACGACAGAGAAGACAAAGAAGGTGTCCTAACAAAGATAAACAATTCTATCGCAACATACTTGGACACAAATAATATGCAAATTGATGGCGGAATACAAGTTTCTGATCTAATAAATCTGATATTAAATCAGGATGGTGTGATAAGCCTAGAGAGCTATAGTTTTTCAAGCCTGACTGGAACTGTTGATGAGAGGGTCTATTCTTCTTTCTCCATAAATCCAAATACTTCAATTAGGCGAGGGGTGCTTTCTCCTCCTGTTGGATCAATATTTGAAGTAAAATACCCAGATGTTGATATATCAGGAAATGCAATTTAGGAGATTATAAATGTACAGAATTTTTCAAGCAGACAAGGACTCGTACATCACTAACAAGATAATCTCCAATACTCTCCGAGCTACTGATTCAAATCTTGGTCAGGCAGGAACAATTGACTTGTTCAAAATGTATGATGAAAATACATTTACCGGAGAAGACAGCCCGATAGAGATAAGCAGAGCACTTATCCATTTTGACATTGATGACCTGCGAGATTCAATGAATAGTGGAGAGTTTGACCCCAATAGCTCAGATTTTTCTTGCAGCCTCTATTTACACGATGTTTATGGAGGACAGACAACACCCACAAATTTTTCTCTAGTTGTCTACCCACTTTCAAAGAGCTTTGATGAAGGATCAGGAAGAGATGTTGTTCGCTTTGAAGATATTGATGTTGTAAATTTTATAACAGCCTCCGTCTCGAGCACAGTTGTCACATGGTCGGTCTCGGGCGCTAATTCGGGTGCTGATATTTCTGGATCCAATCAAGATTATTTTACACAAGGAAATTTAAACGACGGATTAGGAGTTGTTTCTTTTGCTTCAACTCAGGTGTTTTCGACTGGGCAGGAAGATCTAAACGTAGATGTCACAAAAATAGTGTCGGGAGTTCTTGCAAATCAGCTACCAGATTCTGGATTTAGAATATCCTTTATCTCAAGTCAAGAATTAGACCAAAAAACAAGATTTGTTAAGCGTTTTGCTTCAAGAAACACTACGAATACATCAAAAAAACCCAAATTAATAGTCACCTACAACGATGTAATATCAGATAAGACAAAAAATTTTGAATTCAATACTTCTGGTACTCTGTTTTTGAATACATTTGCAGCAGGATCTCCTGCAAATTTACTTTCAGGCTCAAATTTATCACAACTGACAGGAAGCAGCTGTATCAAGATTAAAATACAGTCAGGAAGTGTACAGAGGACATTTTTTGGATCCCAGCACAAGGTAGGAGATGTCTCAGTAACGGGAATCTATTCTTCAAGTTTCTTAGTAAATTCTTTTGATAGTGATATCTTTCAAAAGCTAACAGGGTCAGCTCAGTCTATTGATTCTTTTGATTTTAGCGTGAAATGGCTTTCAAATGATGAATCAGTACAATTTGCTACGGGATCACTCGAAATAAAAAGAAGAGATACAACGTATTTTTCACAGACACCACAGCGGTATTTTATAAACATTACAAATATGCAATCATCCTACAAGCAAGATGAAAAGATTAGGTTCAGGCTATTCATCGAAGACTTCAATAGAAATGTAATATTCGTTAAAACTCCTCTTGAAAATACCGGAGTTGTTGTAGAAAAGTGTCTGTACAGCATTAGAGATTTTGAGAGCGGAGATATTATAGTTCCTTTCCACGATCCTGGAACGCAGACGTCCAACGATTCAACATCTCATTATTTTGATTTTTATATGTCGACACTGCCAAGAGGAAGAACATATACATTTGATTTTAAGATAATAAACAAAGGCTTAGAAGCGCTAATAGGCGATGTAGCTGCAAAATTTAGGATTGAATAATGCCAAGACTTCGAACAAAGCCACCCGTCTTTAGGTCAAAAAAAACGCAAACAGTTACAAATTCTGTCAAAAGAGACATCTCAAACGTATCTCTGCAGGGAAGAGATACGTCTAATGAGAATTTTTTTCTTGATTCATATAAGACTGGTTTTAAATCAACTCAGCAGCTAGCACTCGACTTTTCACAATTCAAAAATCACACGTTTTTTTCTCCAGCAAGAGCAAAAGTCGACGTTGCTCTATTTAAATCAATAAATGAATTTCCTTTTACAGGATCAATAACAGAAATTGACAAGTTTTTAGTTGGATTGACAGGTTTTGAAAGATACGTCTTTGATTCTATCCCAAGAAACACAGGGTATCTATTTTTTTCAGGGACACAAGTCGGAGAAACATCCGGAGGAACATACATAGATGTTTCTCCTATTTCGGGACATGAATTTCCAAATTCGCCTGGTGCAACAGCAGAACAAGCTCTTGTCATAAATGGAAGTCCTTTTGAAATTGAATTGCACTTATATGTGCCTGAGGTTTTTAACGACAATCAAATTGTTGTACAGCGGCTGCAAGATGAAGCCGGATATACTCTGGCTCTCTCTTCTTCTTTGTCAAGTAACGAATGCAAGATAGTCTTCCTTGTTTCTTCAGCTTCTGATTCTTACCTCGTTGCGTCTGGAACGTTAGAAAAAGGAAATTTTTCTCACGTTAGAGCGTGTCTGTTTAATACTGATAACGGGAAGCAGTCTTTTGTGTATCTAGATGATAAACTAATAAGCTCTTCATCGGATACACAAGATTTTGGATCTCTTGTATTTGATACATCTAGTCTCATAATTGGAAGTGGATCTCGTCACACAATACTTGATTATGATTTTTTACCAAGACAAACGCTTAGTGGTGCAATCGACGAATTTAGATTTTTTTCAAAGCAGCGCGACGAGGAGACTATAAGCAAGTTTTCAAAAAGTCAGATGTTTGCAACCGGAGGCCTTGAAGCTTATTTCAGATTTGATGAGCCTGCAGGAAACTATAGCATGAAAGACATCGTGCTAGACCACTCAGGAAGGTGTTTGCACTCTAGAATCTTAAACTACATTCCCGTTCTAAGAGTGACATCTTCTATCAGCGTTCCGCTTTATAGTCAAAATCCATATTTTAGTCCTGTTCTTTACCCAGATTTTGTTCCATTTTCTTCAAGAATTACTGACCTTATTTCAAGTGCGTCAAACTATGATAATGAAAATCCAAATATTGTAACAAATCTTGTGCCAATTCATTATCTTGTTGAGAGTGCAAACGCAGCAGGACTTCAGTCAGTGAGTAGCGGAATAGGTGTTTTCCCTTCGATTGTTGATTTACCCGGAACTGGAGAGATTCCAGAAACATCTGCTCTCTTGCGTACGCTCATAATGATGTCAATACCGCTAGATGAAATCAAGCAATTTATTGATAGCATGTCTACACTTCTCGCAGTCGAATTAGGGAATGAAGAAAAATTAAATAGTCAAATGATTAAATTTGCAGGAGACTATTTTGGAATAGATCTTCCAAACTTCTTTTCAAAATCAACTACCAATCAATTTTCATTCGGTGAAGATGTTAGTGAGACTGGATATTTTGAGTACACACTTAGAGCACTACGGGATGATTTGTGGAGAAGAATTCTTGCAAACATGCCCTATGTTAACTCTTCTAAGGGCACAAAATCTGCTGTAAGATCAATATTTTTATCATCTGGAATAATTCCTGAGAACTTCTTTGTCATCAGAGAGTTTGGACAATCTGGAGAGACACGACTGGCCGATCTAAGGGATTACTCTGTTGAAGTCTCATCGATGCTTGATTTTTCATCTAGTCTTGGCACTCCCACCGGACAGTTTATCCCGCCGGGAGTTAGAACTAACTCTCCTAGAATTATAAGCCCGTTCTTAAGTGCCTCAAGAGTTGAGACAGGAATTCCGCGAATAACAGGAAACTTTGTCAGTAAAGACCTTTTTCCTCCTCACGGAATTTCCAATAACCCAAATGATGGACTATTAACGTCAGGATCCTTTTCAATAGAAGCATCTGTCATATTTGATAGAAAAATAAAACATGACATAACCCAAAGCATCTTTAGAATCATAACGACGGGCAGCGCTTCTCCGAATGATTTTTTGGTAGGAAATCTTTTCTATAGATCAGAAAGCCCAGAGACAGGATCTCTTGTGTTCGCTACGAGACCGACCTTTGAGCCCGGCACTGTTGCGCCAGAACCTCTTGTAATGAGCATACCTGGAATAAATCTGTTTGATGGAGAAAGATGGACTGTAGGAATTGAAAAAATAAGAGGCGATGTGATTGGAACAACTTCGTCAAGCTACACACTTAGATGTGCAAGGCAGGTCGGAGATTATTTAGATTTCTTTTCTACCTCGTCTCTCTACTCGGACTATTCTGTTCTCCCCAATCAGTCAGTTTTTTTGAATAGATCAAGCCTCTATAATGC